AATCCTACATGCGAGATGTATCTACCACTATTGGCTGTCAGCCAGTTGGCTACCTCGCGGTATGAATACTGATTGACGTACTTACGTGCTTTCTCTAGTAAGTCCAGTTCAACTTTGATAGGGTCAAGAATGTCGGGGTCTTCTTCACTCTGCTTGTAACCAAAGGGTACAGTCCTTGCAATGCGAGGTATCTGCACCCATTCGTTTTCATCTTTAATGTCTGTCGGCTGTGGCAGTTTCCACTTGCCTACGCTTCTACTCATCGTCCTCTACGGGTGCTTTGGGTGGCATAAGCATAACACCGCCGCTTGCTTCCACTTGCATCTTTTCAGTCTTTACTAGACCTACACGGTCAAGCAGTTCTTTGGCAGCAGACATCTTATCACGAATACCAAGTTCAGTCGGGTCATACAGTGCGCCGGTCATTGCCATTGCGGCCTTCGGTGCATTACGTGCCATGTACATCTGCGTGGCCTCAAGAATCTCTTCCTTCAAGCCTTTGATAATTTCTGTGGTAGAACTTGTTTCTGCGTATCCAGCCATCTTCTTAGCCGTCACCATATCACCACCGGCCTCTTCAAAAAGCACGTCAAGAAACTTCTGTTGCCGTTCTGTTAGCTGTCTAGCCATTTCCGCTCTTCCTCATTGTACGGCCACATTAGAATGCTCCGTTGTGCATTGCATTAGCAAGTTTTACACTACGTGATTTTACCTGAGTTGCCCACCTGCTGTCAAGCATTTCTTTTGCCGCGATATCAAATTTTTTCTCGTGGACAGCATTCCACATCTTCTTGAACTTACAAAGACGCGGGACACCCATATTGAAAGCCATGTCCACAAGTACAAGCTGACGTACAGCGTCCAAATCCTCTACGCAAGGATGCGCACGGAGGAGTTCTTCTTCGACAATCTGTACGTCATTCTCTGCCAAGAGCATAGCATCTGCTTCCGTAATACCATATTCGTAAACATGGCCGATGGTTGGAATGTCCAGTTCATCCAACTCTTCTTTCGAGATGCCACGGTCTTTTAGGTTTCTGCCAATACCGATAGTGTCAATACCAAGGGTATCCTGATACACCTGAAGACGTAAGCCTTCGTGCTTTACCAGTTCTTCTAGTAGGTGTGCTTTACGGTATTTCATTTCTCATGTCCCATCCATACTGCGAATGCCCCGGTCATTGCGCCGGTTACAACACTCACAAGTGCAGCTTGCTGTGACGTAGGGTCGGGTAACATCATAAACCACTCGACTACCCGCCACGCCGAAATCGACATTCCCAGCATCATCAAACGGGGGAGTATCTTCCACTTCAGCATTCTTTCCATCGTAAGTTCTGCCACGTCTATTTCTTTCCGAAAAACTTAGTAGCTGAACGAACACCAAATGAGGCAGCAACGATAACCCCCAGAGAATATTGATACCATTCTGGCATAGCTTGGAGTTGTGCGAAACCATTTGCAACTACCTCTTCCATTCCGGGGATAAACGCTAGGATGAGTGGGATGCTGAACAGAATAGTCAGCCATTCATCCTTCCACGAAGATTGGCTACCTTTAGCCATCTCCAAGTCCCAATCAATCTCACCCGTAGCTTTCTTCTGCATTACGATAGCTTCAGCTTGCGCCTTGGCTACCTTGGTGGCTGACTGAGCCTTCTTCTCTTCGACCTTGCCATTCAGCCATGTACCGGCGAGGTTAGCTATCGGCCCTATCAGTGCGGTCAACATTTTTCAGTTCCCATAATTTCTTCTTAATCAAATACACACGATACTCGACATCTGGCTCTATATCAGCTAGACGAACATCTCGTGGGTCATTACCCGCCTCTGCGAAATCTTGCAGTCTTTTTTGCAATGCTCTTAGGCTGGCGTACAAATTGTTTCCCCTTGCGTGTGCCTTCTCTCTTAGCCCTAGTTGTAGCAGCATATTCGGCTGGTGTCAAGGATTTAATTGCTTTCTCAGGCAAATACCTTTCACCTGTCTTTGCGCTGGGCTTGCCAGACTTGGTACGCCACTTCTGCTTTGTCCAATCCTTGAGGCTCTTCTGAGACTTTGCTAATGCCATTACAGTCGTCCTTGTGCGTGTAGTATCAGCAGTACAAAGCAAGCAAGAATACCCAAGCCTACGATAATTAAAAAGGTAACGATGGATATTTCAATTATCTGCTTACGTTTGCGTCTAGCTGCTTCTTCAGCTTCTTTTCTGGCTACACGAGCCTTTGCCTGAAACCTCTGCCAATCGTGCCACAGACCGGGGCGACCTGTGTATATCATAATCTGCTTTAGCTGTTCTTCCTGTTCACGTATCTGCTCAAGAGCCATAAACTCTTCTAGGTCAGAGCCGCCACCTTTTTTGAGTGACTTGCGTTCTAGGTCTTGCTTTGCGCCTACAAACTTAGCGATTGCACTACCTGCTGCAGCAATGTCCTTGCCGTTAGATACGGCTTGCTTGATAACTTGGAAAGCCGCATTTGCAGCCGCTAGTTCTGCCAGCATCAGTACACCTTCGTATCTTCATTCACCAGTTTGGGTAAGCAATAAGCAGTTATCTTCTGTCCCTGCTTGTGTAATTTCTGTGCATACCACACACATTCGTTCAAGTCACGAAAGTACATGTCTTTGCTGACCAGCCTCTCGTCCTCTCCTATCCCGATATAGACGAACAGGAGAAAAACGTGAATCATGGTTACTTGTAACCGCCCCCTGCTTTCTTATAGGCAGACGCAAGCATCTGCGCTTTACGCGCCGACCACTGTCCGGGTGCGCCGCCTTTGCCACCAGCTTTGATACGCTGGAACTGTCTCTTTCTCATTGCTGGCTTAGTGTAGTTGCCAGCTTCGTTAACTCTAGATTTGCTCTGTGGCGCACCGCCTTTCGCAAGGCCAACCTTTCTAACCGGTTTCTTTTGCGTTCTAGCCGGTGAGGCTTTCTTTTTGGCGGGGGCTTTCTTAGAGACACGTACCATCTCCTATCTCCTATGTATGAGCCGTAGGCTGGTAGTGTTCTTCGCCGGACAGGATAATATGAAAGTCGCCACCACTTTCTTTGTGGGCTACAATCTTGTCACCTGCTTCCAGTGCGATATAACCACCACCCTGAATAAATTCATGTACAGTGTTGGCATCTGGCTTGAACTCGTCCGCAATGTGATGATAGCTAGTCGCAGAACTGTCGTACCAGTGAATGCTAATCTTCTTCTGTGCATCACCGTTGGATACGTGCAAGTACCTTATCAGTGCAATAAAGTTATTCGGACACGTATAGATGACATCAGAACTTGCTCCACCCGAAGTGGCGGTAATGTCCTTTGCAGCAGTGAAGAACTTAGCGGTGGCTAGGGTTGTCATTTATTTCCCCAATCCAGTACATCACGGTGCCGTTTCCAGAACCAGTTGCCCACAGCGGTAAAGGGCTTGCCCATGTAGAGCAAACCCCAACCGATGTATTTAGCCGAAGTACGTCTTAGGTTTGTTACGCTTGTTAACATTCTTTTTGTGAACTCCGGGTCTACGGATACGTTTACGGGAAACTTTCGTGCCAACTTTTTGCGCCATTACTTACCGCGCTTCTTGGCAGCCATGCCACCGCGCATCATCTTCTTCTTGGCTACACCGCCACGCATCATTTTCTTTTTAGCCGCTGTCTTCATCATGCCGCCGCCCCGCATCTTTTTCTTCATTACCATTTCGTAATCTCCGTCTGTCAAGCACCAAGGCTTCGTAGGTATCTGCCGGGAAGTTCTTATAGTAGTCCGACTTCTCCAGACTCAATGCCGCATCGTCAAGTAGCGACAGCTTCTGCACGAACACCATGCAGTATTCTAAGTCAGGGTCACTGACCCCCTCTTGTAACAAGAAATCCAGACCAGCCTCATCTGCGCCGTAGTCTGGATGAAACTGCATCAGGTGCATATCAATGCCAGCCACCGACAGCAGTTCGTTCATTCCATCGACAAACCCATCTAGGTAATGCATGTCGATTACA